CTTTGCATACACCAACGCCGCCCCGTGATGGAGCGGCGTTGATGCAGATGACCGTTCACGGGAAAGGCACCGCGTACGACGTCTTCATTGTATCACCGCGATGCAGTTCTGCCAAGAATAGGACACCGCGGTAACGAGGTCATTATACTACGGTATCGATGGCCACTGCGTCACATTCCACACGATGTTTCCGGTGATGTCTCGCAGTTCTTGACGATAGACGCGCCACGCTTCCACCTGAGCCTCGGAAAGATTCACATCGGGCAATTGCGTGTAGTCTGAATTAACGAGCCTTAGATTGCGTTCTGTGCGAAGTGCTTGCATTGCTTGCCCTTCGGTGTACGGACGCTCTTCGACGTCGGCACCGTCGGGAAGTACTGCGTACTCTTCGCCGTACTCATCGAAGTACGCATAGGTAATGTTCTTTGGATCGTAGATGCGATAAATCATAGCAGCACCATGTGCAATATAGGCGACTCGCCTGAGCTGTCTTCGGTTACCACTTGGAGCGTGTGCGTGCCTGTTTGGGTATGCGCTCGATACTGCACAACGTCGCTGGCCTTGAAGAATCGGGTAGCGGTGTGCCGAAACTTCACATCTCTCTGCGCACCCGTGCCCATTGAGCAGACGTCGACAGAATTGACGACTAAATCTCCGTGTATCGTGTCGCGTGTACTCAATGAGCCGATGACGGTTATCTTGTAGTATCCAGCGATGGGCACCGTGATGGACGAGCCCGACGCCGTCATGTCTCCGCCGCTGTCAATGACGGCTTGCCATGTCACGATTACGCCGGCCGTGGTGATGCTGAGCGTTGCCGTGCGGGTCAATGAGATGAATACCGCATCGTCACGACGCTCTGCGGTACTCATGCGGTCACGCATCAATTGCGCTTCATCAGATTGCAGCCAAGTCAATGCGCACCTCCTCGACTCCTTGCGACGTCATCGCCAACGACACCGCTTGCACCTTGCGCGTCAATGGCGAAACGGTCTGCGCATCGACGCTGACGAGATCGCCAAGGAAATAGTCGCGACCGTAGCGCCACGCTCCGGACTGCAATACTTCAATGTCATATGCCTGAATCTTGAAGCGTTGGCGACGAAACCGAGACCGAGCAAGGCTGCGCAGTTGGTTCTCGTTGGTTTGGTCGCTTCCCTTGACGTAGACTTCGCGCAAATCGACGCCGGTCGGGTCGGTCGTTGGGAATTTAGCGCGTATCGGGTTCTTGTCTTTGCCTTTGCTCCCGACGCCATGAAACAACGTGCCGTAGTTCATGAGATTCGTAGAGCGGCTTAGGTTGCCGACGGTGTTGTTGGCTTGGCTGAATTTGACGTAGCTGGTACGGTCGGCACCGAGGTTATCAGCGTAGAATAGCGAATAGCCAAGCGTCGCACGGTCGAAGTTGACGGTAAAGTCAAGCCCTCCGATGTCCGCAACTTTGACCATGGTTTCGTAAACGTTTTCGCCACTGCATGACAGTTCGATAGCGTCGCCGATACCGAGGTTAGTGGCGTTGGTTGCGGTCGTGATACGTCCGTCGGCCCATCGTTGCAACTTCGTGCCGTAGCGCCGTGTAAGCGCCGCCGTCATGCCTGGTGGGTTTCCGTTGGCGAGGCTGCCAATGTTGTAGTTCCAAAGATTCGTCATGATTGACGATGCGGTCGGGAATGCTGCGGTATTGAAGAACGAGACGCCGGAAAGATTCGGATACCATGCAACGACGCGAGATTGCAAGATGCACTGCGCATCGACGGCCGTCGCCTTCATTACGGGATTCTGTCCGTAGATGCGATCCCAAAACCGTATGAAGCCGACGAACTCCGTGTATGCTTGCATCCCAATCGCAGGGTCACTTCGGATAATCTCGATGATGTATCCGTAGTCCAAATCGGCAACAACTGGCGCATTGAGGTTCACCGAGAACGTCGCCACGCTTGGCGTGTTGACTTTGTGCACCACTGCGATGTCGAGCGGGGTGACGATGCCGACCGGCACCCCAGCATCATCGTACAGTTTTATGACGTACTGTATCGCCATGGTTATACTCGTACTACATTGAACAACCCAAATGCTACAGATTGACCTGCCAAAGACGTCTGCAAATTGATTTTTATAATGTCATCCGCAGCCAAGTAATGCAGTGCGGTTTGTGTAATCGTCTGCGTAGCAACGCCTGCGGCCGCTTGACGTGTAGAAGATACGTTGGTGCCGTTTACGTTGATTGTGACCAAACGATTGCCGGTGGTACCAGATGAGAATGCGCACGATCCTGTAATCAAATACATACCCGCACGCTTTACTGTCATAGTGTTGTTGATGTTGTCGGCAACGATGAGCCCTTCGCCGGATGATGTTGGGCTGCTAAAACTAGACAAATCATATGACGTGTTGGCCAGTGTCAGCGTAGCAATGCCGCCACTCATCGACGCATATGCTTGGTATGGCAACTGCGACGTCGTGCCAAACATTGCGTATGATTGCGCAATTGCAGTTATTACAGCGCCGGCAACGGTGATGGTGCCAAGTTGTACATAGACTCGACCAGTGAGTTGTGCGCTCGTAGCGACTGCGAGTCGCACGCTGTACGTTCCAACGGTTGTGCCTGCTACGCTCCGAGACACCGTCAACGAGCCTGCAGTGCTGTTGACGAAGATGACCACGTTATACGTTGCGTTTGCCAACGTCGAAATCACAATGGCCGAAGAAGAAGTGTTCTCGTAGAAATAACCGCCGACGATTGCGGCGCCGTCTTGGATGGTCAGCGTACCAGTTCCGGTACCACTCATTGCAAAGTCGTTGCCGACCTGAAGCACGCCGTCGCTTAATGTCTTTGTCTCCATCGCAATCATGCGCGACGAATCATAGCCAGCGCCGACGTTACCATCTCCAAACGCTGCGCCGGTTCCCGTTGCAAAACCAATAGATTGCTCTGCCATTGCTTAGACTCCTTAAATACCGACGTATCGGACGTTGTAATACATGTAGACTGCAGAATTGGAGTCTGTTGAAGTTGCACTGAGGCTGATTGTTTGATATGCACCAAGAAACGAAGTTTCCGGATACAGTCCCCAGTTCACAATATCGCTGTCTATGCTTATCGCGGCAAACTTCGATACTCCAGCGCTGTCGGTTACGGTCTTTTGTCCGTAGCGTAAATCAATTGTCCACACTTCGCCGGCTGGTATTGTTTGCGTCAACGAGATTGTGTGACCTAGTCCGTCGTCAATCACAAGCCCAGTCAATGGGCCGTAACACTCCAATACCGGATACGATACAGCGGTGCCGTAGTATGCCAACGAAACAATGTTATTGACCGATGCGGCACCGTACGGGACGCCATAAGGTTTCGGGTATGGCGTTGGTGTTCCGAATTGTATGTTGGTGAGTTGCAAAGGCTTCTGCGTTGGGTCGTACCATGTCGGATCGTCGGCTCGTAGTTGAATGACTGCGCGCACGTTGAATTCGTTTGGGGTTGTGTCCATCACTGCGCCGGCAACCTTGACATCGATGCACCGCACACCGCGCAAATCTATAACAAATGCGTCGGGATTAAGTGTGTGGCGCAATGTTGCAACGTCGTTACCCGGTCGAAACATTGCAGCGACTTTCTCGCGGTTGTTCATCATCTCGTCGTACGTCTCACCGGGAACAACGAGCGGCAAATTGATGACGCGAGGATTAAGCCGGTAGTCAATATCACTGTCGCCTTCTTGGAATGGGCCTCGCTGCGTAATACGTGTAATTGGAGCAATGCCCCAATTGACGGCTCCGGTGACGTACATTGTTGCGCCACTGTAGCCGCCATTCGCTACGTTGAATTCCCACACTGCGCTTCCGCGGTAGAATTCTAATTTCATTACGCATCTCCCATCGTCATCATCCAAGCGCGTGCGTCGTTAATCAAAGATGACTCGCTTTGTGTGTTTGCGTACGATGCGCTGAAAGTGAAGTTGTTTACCGTCTGCGCTGCCGACAATGCCGCCTGCTCGGATGCTCCAATCACCTCGGGTATGCCGTCTTTGATACCGCCTGCGATACCCTTGGACACGTTGATGCCTACCATGTCGTGCATAAGTTTCGACGGTGAATCGATACCGAAGAAGTCTTTGATGGCTTGGTACGCTGCTTTTGCTGCGGTCATCGCCGCATCTTTGATAAGTGATGCACCGCTGCTGATGCCGTCGGCAATGCCTTGCACCATATTCGTTCCTAATGCAAGCGCTTCGGGTATGATTTCATCGAAGAACGATGTGAGGTTTTTGTCGAGCGTAACGAAGAAGGCCCATAGGTCTTCGAGCGCTGTGCCGACCGTCTCTTTTAACGTCGTCCAAGCGCCTTGAAAGTCTCCAGTGACGACCTGAGACAATGCGGTAAGAATACCGGTCACCGCTGCCATCGTGATGGTCACCAATGAGAAGAACGTGTCGAGCACCGTCTGAATATACGGCCATGCAATGGTAAAAGCCTGACTCAGCAACGTCCATGCAATTGCCGCACCTTGAAACGCCAATACGAGCACGTCGCGCACCGTAGTGGCGAGCGCACCGAGCAACGTTTGCAGGCCCTCGAGGAACGCCATAACCGTAGGCGATCCGAGGTACTCGGCAATTGCAGTGCCTGCCGTGGTCATCGCGTTCACAAAGATAGTGCCGAAGGTAGTCGCCGCATCGGTCAACGGTTGCAAGAAGACGAGCACCTGTGCAAGGTAGCCGTTGAGTACTTCGAGGATACCCGGCACCGCTGCAATGGCGTTGCGTATGGTGTCGAAGATACCCGCCGCGGTTCCTGATTCGTTCATCCCGTTGATGAAGTCAGCAATACCGGTGACCACGTCCGCAAAGATTGGAACAAGCGTGTCGGACAAGAACGTACCGAACTGCATCATCAGCGGCATAAGTGCTTCACCGAGCGTCTGCTGTATGCCTGCCATTTTCTCTTGCAGTATGACTTGCTGGCCTGCGTAGGTGTTCACCGCCGCCTGTGCAGAGCCGCCGAACTGCGTGTTCAGTTCTTTCAACATGACTTCTTGTGCGCCTGCAACGTTGCCCGCTTCGACCATGGCTTTAATCATGGCTTCTTGCTCTGCGGTGAACTGTACGCCGCTTCGGCTTAGCGCCGCCAAGCCTGCGACGGGGTCGTTCAACGCTTTGCCGACTTGCATCGCTGCGCTGTCCAAATCCACACCAAGCGCTTGCGACATATCGAGGATTGCTTCGGTTGCGCCTGCAAACTGTAGGTCTTCAATGTTGGTGAACGTTGCTAGGACGTTTTGCGCACCGAGGATTGCATCATCAGAGAACAACGACACGCCAGCGGATGCGCTGAGGTTTGTTGCAAGGTTCGCCATCTCTTCCGCAGTGATGCCCGCCGCGCCACCGGTTGACTCGATGACCGCTTGCGTTTGCGCGAATACGCTGTTCCACTGCGAAGCCTCTTCGATGGAGCCGCTTACAAAGTCAGTGACTGCGCTGATTGCCTTGCCACCGAGTTGCGACGCCATCCCGATAAGGCCCTGACCGATTCCCTGCAATACCCCACTCATTACCGAGCCCATACCAGAGAACGACGAGCCCGCCTTACCAGCGTTTTTGCTGACATCGTCGAGCCCGTCGTTGACGGCCTTGGTGGTTTTGGTTGCATCGTCTTCGCTCTTAAAGCGAATCAGTACCGTCTCTTCGGCCATTACTTCTTATTCCTTCGCGCGCGTACCGTGCGTTCAACGTTCATCATGACTAAATCTTCTTGGATAACTCGCCAAGGGACCGCCTCAAGTTCCGTCGGTGTGCAGTGGTAAACGTCACGACACATAATCAGCCGTATGTATTCCATCGGCGCTTCTTCGCCCACCCAAAGGTGTGCACTGAGCGCCTTCTTTAGTTTCCCATTGATGGCGAGAGTGAACCGAGCACGGCTTTGACAATCTTTGGGAAGTGCTTCGCCGGGATATCCTCGAATTCGCCTTCGCTGACTTCTACGCACTTGCGCAGGATGGACACGGTAACGCTCAGGTCGTTTTGACTTGCCTGAAGTTTGATGAGATCGCCGATGGTCAACTTCGAATCGTCAACGGTGTATTCAATAGACATGTGGGGTGTCTCCTTTGTAGAAATTGTGTGGGGCTAAAAGTTGGCACGCGGTCACGCCCCACCATGACCGCACGCCCGAACTATGCGACGTCAGTGTACGTGATGGCCGGACAACGTACAGTGAAGGAAACCATGAGCGCATCAGCTGAGGATGCGTCAACGGCTGGGTAGTCAAACGATGTGATGTAGCCGGTTGCTGCGGTCTCGATCGTGTTGGCTCCCGAGCCCGCGCCACGTGGCACCCATTTGATTTGCACTGCGCTCTTCGCTGCGAAGGCACCCTGCGCAACCATGAACGGCTCCGTGGTGACGGTCTCGGTATACAAGATGTTCACCGTCACATCGACAGGCTCATACTTGCCCAACAAAATGATTGCGCCGCTCCCGTCGAGCGTGTAGGTGTCGGAGTTCATCACCGTTGCGGTTGCGGCGTCGACGCTCTGCGTGGCTCCGCTGATGTCAACGTACGACCCTGCGCCGACTTTGATGCTTACGGTTGAAGCAACGCCGTTGACTGCGGCTGTGGTTTGTGCCATGGTCTACACTCCTATTGGTTAATCTCACGGAATACAAGGGTCGCCACAACGGCGTCATAGTTACGGCCCGAAGCCGCTGGGAATTCTAAAACCTGCGCACGGCATCGAAGGTCAACAACTGCCCACGATGGCGCCGTCAATGTTTTGACTGCGTCGTGATACGCAGCCAAGTACGATTCGACGTTTGGCGCAACGTCGGACAAACCAAGCCCCATCCCCGCTGAGCGAAGTAATGCAAGGTCGGTTATCGTCCACTCAGCCATCATCACATGTCCAGAACCGCCCAGCGTCTTGGTTTGCACCCGTGCGGAACTCATGCCGATGGCGCTGATGATACGCATGGGAATGTCCGCAATTTCTGCGGAGTCTTTCAGCGATGACCCGCGGTATACCGTGGTCACACCGCTGACACTCATGGCCTCGACCGCGTCAAGGATGCTGTCGAGTTGTGACATTACGAGTGCCTCACGTATTTCTTGATGATGGTTGATACATCGGTCGGAAACCGTGCGGGAGCCATAAGCACGCCGTCTGCGCTGATGATGTTGCGGTCTGTATCCGGGCCGCCTTCGCGTCTTCGGTACAGATATGCCCCGAGCATCAACGTGGCGCTTACGATGTCCGCTGGTGGCGTTGTAGAGTATGCAAAGCGACCGACGACCGAGATGGAGTATTCCGGCGTACCGGTGAATGTCCACTCAATGTTGGCGCTGTCTTTGAGTCGGATTGCGTACCATGGCTTTACGTTGATATCGATGGTCACGACGTCCGACAGTGAAACTGCGGTGCCGTTGCCGTTGGTAATCGACGTCAATGCACAGAGGTCAGCACCGAGCCACAAGGTGCGCCCGTCGTCCTCGAGATCGCCCAACACTTCACGACGGTACAACGGTGTGTAATACCGCGTCGTGTCTGCGGCCGCTTCGAAGACTCGGTGCGTCTGACGCTCTATTTCGGTCTGCGCACGGGTCACCGCATTGCCAAGTTGTGTGTCGTCCGTCGTTGCGGTTGCGCCGATGTACGCACGCAAATCCGCTGCGGTTGCGTATGCCATTTAGACTACCTTCGTGGTGCGCTTCGGCTTCTCGGTTGGCTCTGATTCCACTGCGACGGCTGAGCCTTCGTCAATCAGAATCTTTGCATCAACGTCGCTGACTTCGATGATATCCCCGGCTTGGAACGTCGTACACGCCTTAGTGGCTGCGTCGCGACACACAATACCGGATAACATTTGTACTTTCATTGTGGGGTCTCCGTGTGGTAGGGAGGTGTCAAGGAATCCTTGACACCTCCCTGATTGACTAAGCGTGGACGCCGACTGCGAAGGCTTCGATTTGGGTCACGTCGCCACCGTAGCGCCATGAAGCGACGATGTAG